CCTGCTATGGCATCGTCGAATGGGACCGCCCCATATTCGGTAGCTGGTGCCTCGGCTGTTCGCAGTTTCTTAAGTGCTTCGGCTTCGCGTTCGTGAACGCTGGCAAGGGCTGACTTCGCCTTTGCAATCTTCGTTTTTATTACCTCGGGGTTCTCAGCAGCGAAGGCGTGGGCGTTCTTGACTTCAGCGCCGCGTATTATGCCACCCTTTATTTGGGATTTTTTCATACGAGCCGCGCGGTAATCTTCTATGATTTCCCGCACGGCATCGTACTCTACATCTGACAGGCGTAAACGCGGCATGTCTGGCCCTGTCTATTTACTTGGAATCTTCAGCGAAAAAACCGATGATGAAGATAGCAACCGCAGTGATCGCTTCCTGTGGGATAGTGTAACCAGTAACCGAGTTCACCACTAAGGCAATAGCAGACACGACGCCTGCAACGGTTGTTTTCCAGTTCTTCATGAGAAGACCTCGGGAGATAGTGAATAAGTGAGGTATCAGCTGCAACATAATCCACGCATTGTGGATTTTATCAACAATGTTAGTGCTCGGCTGTTCTTCAGCATCGACGACAGGCAACGGCTGAACAGGTCGTATTTTCTGGAATACGTTCGGCCGTTCTATGCGCCTCGGAAGTACCTTTGTTATTATTGGGTCGTCACTTAGTGACACGCTTGTACGCCTTACGTGGTTTGGGGTCTGTGTTGCCTGTGCGCTCTTCTAAACGCACCAGCCGCTCGATAATTTCTACGATGCGTTGCGTTATTAGCTCATCTGATTTCTTGAGCGCGATAATCTCGTTTGTCGTATTGCTCATCACTTCGTGCATGGCAATTACGTTGTCGCGTGTTTCGCGGAAATCGTTCACGAGCGTTTTAACCCAAAAACCGATAATGGCAAGCATGGTGCTCATGATGATGCCGAACATAGTCTCTACGCTCATGCTTCACCCACATGCCAAGCCGGCGCTGGCTTTGGTACGAATGGTATCATCGGCAGGTCTTTGATCCATAGGAACTCTGGGTTAGCGCAATACGCTACTTCTTGTGCAGAAATGATCCAGTTGTCCTCGATGTCCTGTATAGGATTGAAATACGAATCCTGCAAGAACACCTGACCACGCAATGAGTCCGCCTGCTCTAGTGTTAGCTTGGCGCAGTAGTTGACAAGCTCCGTTACGGGGATCTGTGAAAGTATCATACCTGTCTTCCGAGTGAAGTTTGGAATCGTTGGACGATTGACTGCAAAGCTGTTACATTAGCGTCTGTTAATCCGTCGCCAATAGTGGAAAAAGCATATTGGCGATTAGTATATCTGCTATCACCTAGCTCCCGCCCAATCCACATTTTACCTGTAAGATTTGCAAAATTTGTTGCAATACTTGTCACAGTTGAACCAAATTGAGTAGCATTTTTAAATAGCTTCATTGAGTTATTAGCTGTCCTTGATGTAAGAAAATAACCACGGCTATCTGTGTTCGTATTGTAGACAAAATTGTTTAGATAATCGTAATGCTCTGTAAAAAATAGATTAGTAGTACCAAATCTTGCGCCAATGTTAAAATTATTTGGTTGGTTATTATTGAAAGAAGACATGTCCTTCCAAAATAACGTATCGTTCCTAATGTAAATAGAAATGTGAGTACTGTATGCTGTAAGATTATTCGCAGGTATTAAAAATGTATCTGCATATGAAGTTGTACCATTACCTAGCGCTCCATTGTCAGAATGAGTCCAGCCGCCTAAAAAGCTCAATCTATACGCAGCATTCGCATCGCGTGGGTCTTTCAAATTAAACATATGAGTTGTCGCAGTACCGCCTACGAACGGGTATACTGCTTTCATTTTCTCATAAACACCTGCGTTTTTCATGTCTCGTACAAGAGCTATAACTGCTTTTTGCTGTCTAAAATCTCGTATACCTACTTGTCCAGTAGTTGATGCACGAGCGCAAAAAGCCCAGCCATCCAACTCAATTATTTGCATGCTGTTGCTTTTAGGTCTTCGCAATTGCAGCAGGTTATATCGTGCTGATCTTACGCTCACGTGATCTCACAGCCAAACGCAGAGAAAGCAATCGTGTCAGCGACCGAAGTACGAACCGTTATTACATCAGTTGCGGCCAATGTAATACCTAATACAAGCGTGATTGTATCATTGGGCAATACCGTCACGTCAAATGCTATGTAATGTTTTGGTTCAAGTGTTGCCCCCGCTGGTCTTATCGCAATCCTATACAAAGCAGTAGTGCCGCCAGAGGTAACGTTAGCCACAGTAATAGCAGATACAACAGTAGATGTTGCGCTCGGTACTGTGTACAAAGTTGCCGCTGTTGTATTAATAGGGGCTAACTGTCCAAGAACTTTATAGGTATTCGGCATTATGCCCCCATTAAAAGAAAAGGATGCAATGGTGTGTCTGTACTTCCACCACCACCAGAAGGCACGGCCCACGTCTGGTCACCACGCAAAAACGTCGTGTTATTCGCAGTACCAGTAGCGAGCCGTGCGGTTGCTACTGTGCCCGTGGTAATATCGCTAGCGTCTATGTTGATCTCATCACCGCTTTGCAGTTCCTGAATCTGACCAGACGCTAGGACTAATGGTTTCTTAACTGCCATGGATTAGGCCAGCGTGATTGGTTGTTGCTCTTCAAAGTTGATCTCGGTTGCTGACAAAGCGATGCCGATCTCTTGTGAGATATAGGTTGCTGTTGTCGGGGCCGTTGCCGTTGCAGCGCCCGCCGTCGCTCCGCTCAAATAATAAGCAGCGCCAGGCGTCAAACCTGTAAGCCCTGTGATCGTACCATCAAGATAGACGGTTGCGTTGTTAGGCGATGTGGAGTTTGTAATCACAAAGCCGATAGCACGGCGTCCGTTGCTTGCGTCTGCCTTGCGTGCCTTGATTGTGCCGCCATCGTTAAACAGGTTCACAAGGTTACCAGCAGATAAATTCTCGGTAGTCGCCGCAACCTTAACAGTAGCGCCAATACCTGTTGGCAATACTGAATTGTCCAGCTTGCCCGATCCGTCGAGAGCTATGATTTTGCCCGCTTCCGTTGCGCCGGATGATGATACGGTAGCTTCAACTTCTGCGAGCTGACCGCTGTTATTCTTGATATACTTTTCTGCCATGTTACACCGTTTGAATGATTGTGTCTATGTCGATGATTAGTTGCGTGGATGTTAAAGCCTTGCCTACGTGAACGACTATAGCGCCGTTTGTTGGTACTGTCTGTGTTAGTGTTCCGTTGGTGCCTAGGTAAACCGTCCCTTTAGTCCAGTTCCAGTTGGCATCTGTCAGGATGCCCGAAATCTTGATAGTTGCGTTTGCTCCAGATGTAACCGCTCCGTTGGTGATGCCCACGACCTGTGCATTTGCAAGGGTGTCGTTGCTAGCGTATACGGCCTGCCCTGATGAGTTGGACGTCACAGCACGAAGTGCTGACAGGTTCTCGCCAGCCACAAGCGTAATATCATCAGAGATAGGCACCAGCCCGCCGCTGGCGATGTCCAGGGTAATGTTACTTTGGTCTACGTTAACACGCAAGGTGTCCTGATTAACGTTGATGGTGTAACTCACTGGGTTACCTCACCGAGAACAGTGACGTAACCTCTGAGAAGTTCGTTCGTTGAACTCGAGACCGTCTGCTCCAAATCCCAGACGTACACCTCGCCCACTGTCAACGATGCCGTAGTCGCTGCACTTAATGCCACCGAAAATGTACCTTGCGAAGCGTTTACTGTCGTAATCGTGAACGTTGCAGCCAGCACGTTGTCGATGGTGCGGATCTGGCCAGCGAAGGTGTAACCAGTTATGTTGGTCACCACCCCGTTCGTCTTATGTGTGAAGGTACGTGCAAAGGCTGCCCCCTGACGGAGCTCTAAATCAACACGTGCACCTGATGATGATAGTATGACCATTGGAAACCTTTGCTGTGCTCACCACTGGGCCCGAGGGCCCAGTCGTCAGAACAACTGTGTTAGTTAGTCCTTGATGATGTTTGCAGCAAGACCGCGCTCGGTAGCGTCGTTGATGCCTTCGCCGTTATAGAGAACAGCGATGCAAGATCCGAAAGTACCAGTCGACCCGTCGCCAGCTGTAGCAACGACGTCGATATAACGCTTGCGACCTGCGAGGTTCACGAAGAACCCGAAGACCTTGTTATCATCGTTAGCTGTTGGCAGTGCCGGTGAACCCGATGCTCCGTAAACACAGCCTGTGATGTCAGCATAGCTGGAATCTACATCTGACTCCTGGAGCTTAAGGGCTGCCATTGCGATGTCAGTAGCGCCAAGGCTAAAGTAAACAGCGAGCTTACCAAAGCCGGCCGTGTCGATGCTGTTAGTTGTAAACGATGCATTGTCAACGATTGCAGCTGGTGGCGTAACGTTGACAACCTTCACATTTTGTAGTGCGTTCATGTTGTCACCTATTAAGAATTAATTGTTACGAAACCAACAACAGGGCCTGTTGTACGTGATGCTGCTGTAGCGTTGTAGTTGCCCATTTCGTGTACCTTGATGTCGAGGTACTGAGTAGCCTTAACATAGATTGTATCTGTGTCGAAGCCCTTGCTTGCGTCTTGCTTGATCGATGTTGCCATGCGATCGCCAAGAGTTGCAGCCTGTGTGAGGTTACCGAAGTAAGCGAAGACCTGGCTGTTAGCATCTGCTGATGGCATCACGTCGACGAACTCGACAGGATAGCCGAACAGGCGCTGACCAAATGAGCCAGCAAGTTCTGCAGCTGTTGAACCGCCCTGTGCGTATGCGAGGCGCTCGGCTGTCTCACCGAAAGCTACCTTGTTGAAGTACCACTTAGCACCCGTGAGTGCGTATGTTGGAACCTTACGCATACCAGCAATCAGGTTGCCCATGGTTACCTCTGCGAACGTGTTGCCAGCGCATACCTGTGCTGATCCGAGGTATCCCTTGTGCGTGTCGTTCGTCCATGTTCCGCCGCCATCCTCGAGAACCTTGCGGAGCTTGCCAGCAAGACCGAGAACACCGCCGTATGTAGACGTGCCATCACCCAAGAAACCAGCTTCGTCTTCCTTCTTTGCAAACTGGCGTGCTACCGATTCAGCAAAGCGGAGACCGAGGTTTTGTGTGCTGTTCATTACGAGTTCTTCTGAAAGAACTGCAAGAGCATACATTTTCTTTGCGTTCAACGTCACTGCATCAAATGACATGTCAGATGATGAGAGCGTTCCTGTCTCTGATCCCCAGTATGCCGTCACGTCATCGCCTGTGCGGAAGATGCGGATGGATTCGGAGCCCATAGGCTCAACACGTGTGTTGCGACGGAATGATCCGTATGTGTCCTTCAGGTTGACGATCAGGCTAGATGTCTCCGTAGGAACGAAGATACCGCCTGTTGCGTCGTTGCCTTGTGTGTGTGACTTGTACTCAACACCTGTTACTTCGGCGTACTTCTGGCGTGCTGTCTCGTTAGCAAGACCACCTACAAACAAGCCTGTTACATATGCTTTGTACTCAGCATCTGGCATGTTAGCCTTGGCTGATGATTCGCCGACCT